TTCTCGTTTATAGTTGATAAATGTGAATTAGGCGCCTAAGACGCTTGGTTCTCTTTGATTGGAAAGTGAAGCCACAATCTTCTTCATTGCATCAGTCATTACTTCGGAAGATCCATTAACACCCTCTTCGGCAACTACTTCTTCTTTCTCTGACTCTGAAGGAAAATAAGTTTTCTTCAAAGTTTCTAATTTTTCAGTAAAAGTTTCAGCATCATCAAATTCCACACCATCAGCAAGAGTTTGCATCTTTGCTTTTTGTGTTTCAGTTAATTCCTCTGTTACTTCTCTGAAAATCTTTTCAGCGGAAGCATCCGCTAACTTACTTTTTGCTTCTATGTTTTTATTCATTTCAGCATCAAGGGTTTCCTTGAGAGTTTCAATCTCTTTAGCTTGCTCGTCCACTACATTGTACCTTTCATCTGGGATTTCAATGTAATTATCAGCAAACAATTTTTGCATTCCACTAACAAAACTTTCTAGAATTTCATTCTTTTGCTCGTGTTCGATAGCCTGTGCATTTTCCTCTAAGTACTCGGAAACCATATAGTCAAGATAACCATCTAGTTTCTCTGTAATATCGGCAAGCTGATCGGCTGTCTGCTCGGTAAGTTTAGCTTCCATCCTTTCTTCGATAGATGCAAGATTCTCCTTAACCTTGGCTTTCACCGCAGTTTCAAATACAAGTTTTGTTCGTGCCTTAAAGTCATCTGTCAAATCTTGACCGTCAAACAATGCGTTAACATCATCCTCTACATCAATTTTGATTTCAACTTCTTCTTTTTTGGCTTTAGATTTGGTTTCTTCTACTTCGTCATCTTCATCTTCGTCCGCTTCATCCCCATCGGCTTCGTCATCATCATCCTCGTCGTCCTCGGTGACATCGACTTCGCCTGAACCATCAACCTTAATTTTTTTCTTCTTTAAAGGTTTGGCTTTTGGATCTCCAGCTTCTTCAAGAGAATCGGCGTCTGTAATTTCAGATTCATCAGCAACCATTTCCAGGTCCCCTTTCTCTAAAAGTTCATCAGCCTCTGACTGTGTAATAGAAGTATCGGACTCGGACAACTCGCCTTTATAGACTTTACTCTCCTTATCCCAAACCAACATTTCGCCAGTTTCTGTTTTTAACTTCATCAGGGTTCTCCTAATCCAATTTTGATTAATATATAAATTTATAAATGAATCATTTCTGATTATCTATATTTATAAAACTTGTTACTTTAACAGTAGCAAATTTCTACAACTTACTTATAAAATCTTCAAAAACGGTCGCTTCAATCGATGTTAATCGATTTTTTGGCGATTTCTTTATGATTTTTTTATATTCTGCAATATCTTGTTCTTTGATTGCACCATTTTCCCATATCCACGCTTTGCCTTCCATAATACCATTAACAAAGGCATCTGGCGCTGATGGATCTGCGACTATATCCGCGGCAGTAGCAAGATAAAAATCATCTTGTACTTCTTGAATTCCTTTTTTATTCGGTTTAAGCGAACCCATACCACGAGAGGACACACCAAGTTGGGCTCCCTCTTTAATAAGATTTTTTACGATATTCCCGCTTGGAGTATCTGTGACTTTAGCTTTGCCTGTCCAATTCGTCCCATCCTTCGTTAGTTCAGTAACCATATGTGAAACTCTATCTAAATTAATGGTTGGTCCCTCAGGATGTCCTAATTCTCCAAATGCACGTTTTTTATCAATGTATTCCTTAGTATAACGATTGACTTCTTTCTCCATAATTTTACTAGGATACCATCTACCATTTTTATTCTTTACATCTGCTTGTAGAAATACACCTTGTAGATAAAGGTCTTTACCATTTGCTTCTGAAATATATTCTATATTTTCATTAATTTCCGAAATGAGTCTCATATGATTCCTATCCTGAACATTTTTTCTTTAATTTACCCCAAATACCTTCTACATACTTCGCTGGATCAGAAATATCCTTTATTTCTTTTTTGATTTTTCTCTCAAGGATCTTTTCAAAGTGTCCACCATTAATTTTTCCATCAGTAACGCATTGCCACATAGCACTTTTTATCCAACCTCTGGGATCGTGCCCTTGTATATCCATAGCTATATTTCCAATGCATTTTCCACATTTAACCGGATCAAACATTTCCTCTCCTATTTTTTCTTTGTAAATTTGGAATGAACCTTGCCACCATAAACTTTTTGGGCATTTGCAATCTTAGATTTATTTACTTTTTGCCACTTCTTTCTGATTTTTAGTCGTTTGACTTTATTACCACCTTTTTTACGATCAATTTTATCTTTCAGTTTTCCTTGCCGGTTTGAAAATTTCATCCGGTCTTTATTTCTTTGAGTAGCCTTGCGTTGCATAGTATTTTTGGCTTTATACTCTTTAAGGCATTCTTCCTCTTCGGCTTCTAATTCAGCCCGCTCATAATTGAGTAGTTTGGACCATTCCGCCTCTGACCATTCAACTATGACTACATCATCATCAAATAATAATGATTCTTCATCAAAATCTGAAAATTTAATAAGGCTCATTTTGATTTATCTAAAATTCTTCGAGATGCGGTTCTGATATCTTCCTTCTTGTCTTTTTTCTTTTTGTTATCAGTTGGATTATCATCGTCCGTAAAGGGCTTTGCTTTTTTGTCTCCAAAATTAGCAATGTTTTCGTCCTTCTTCCCTACTGGAGAATCGTCCTCATCTTCTTCGTCTTCGTCTTTCTCTTCTTTCTTGGTATCATCCTCATCATCATCGCCTTTACCTTTCTTCTTAGCATCTATAGCTTTTTGAAGAGCAGGCGGTAATGTACCTTCGTCTTTTTCCTTGTCTTCTTCATCATCTCCGCCTTTTTTCTTCTTGGCATCAATGGCTTTCTGAAGAGCTGGTGGTAATGTACCTTCCTCTACTTCTTCATCGTGAGTGTGTTCTTTATCTCCACCAGGATGAGTATGGACAGTACCATCTTCGTGAGTATGTTCTACTCCATCGGGATGACCTTCACAATTCTCAGTAATTTTAAACATATTTTTAGAGAGACCATCTCTTATTTCCGTCACTCTCGTGGCGATTCTACTGTCGATTTCAGAAGTTAAAATCTCTTTGAAATCTGTAGGTTTTTTATCTCGTGCGTGTTGCACAAGTTTTTCTAAATTTTCATTAATCATAATATTTTATCTCCTAATATAAGTCTGGTTTAGAATCATCGCCATCTTCACCATTTTTGGGAGCGGCTTTAGCGGCTTTTTCTGTTTCCATTTGTTTATCTAATACATCCATATCTTCTTCGGTTTGCATTAGAATATTTTTTCTGACCCACTCGATTGAGTAATAACGACCTATCATTTCTCCACTTGATATAGTATCAAGCATTTCGATCCTTGATTGCATCATCTCAAGTTTCTTGAGTTCTGAAAAGTACCCGTCATCTTCAAAGATAAAGTTAATATTCTCTTGATAGATATTCCATTCACCTTTATCAATAATCCCTTTAGCAAGGAGTTGAGTTCTTAATAATGAATAAAGTAAATCAGAGAATCGTTTACGTAATTTTGTTACATATTTGGTAAACTTAATTTCATCTCTTGTTATTTCGTTTGTTCGTGAAAAAGTCCAAGATGACTCTGTATCCATTCTGCTTGTTGGAACGTGAAGTGCCTGATATACCTTTTTCTGAAAATAAGCTACATCATCCATATCACCAAGATTTTGTCCTCCTGGTAATGTCTCTACTTCTGTTCCTCGGCCACCTTCTTTTCGTGGAAGCCAAAAGTCTTCCATCATTGACATTGTATCTTTACCATTAGCGATAGTACCACTGCTTGCATCATAAACCATCTTATTCTTAAACTTGTTCATAATGTTACGGAGATACTGTTCCGCTTTTGATTTTGGTAAGTTACCAACATCAATATAGAACACCCGTCTTTCTGGTGCTCTTGTAATCCGATAAATAACCATTGAGTCTTCTAACATTCTCAATTGATTAATCGGCTTCATTGCTTTATGAAGATAGGAAAGAACTACTTCTTTCTCTTTATCATATAGTCCAGAATCTCCCGTAGCAACCGCTTCTATGGCAACTTTCAGGGTTTGAGTAATTCCTTTACTTTCCTTAGTATATATCCAATATTCATCAACCCCTTTTACAATTTCTACGCCATTTTCATCTTTTTCTTTGATAATTTCTTTAATTTTCTTGATATTAGTTGAGTCAATATATCGTAACTCTTTAATACCTTTCTTGACATTATCATTATCAAATATAATATGATAATGGATTGCTCCATCTTCATACCATCGTCTGAATATTTCAGGTCCAGAACGATTAAACTCTAATTTCTTAGAGATAATGTCAAATTCTTCTGCAATCATATCTTTGATATTCTTAGGCACATCAATCGTGTCCAATTTATCAAGATATATTACTACTGGATCTTTATAAGGATCCAGCACTATTGCTTCGTTAACTATATCATCAATTGCTGATTCGGCTTCTGGTTGTCTAGCAGTTTGCCGATATTTAGCAATTAATTCTTGCTGTGTTTTAAATGCGGTATCGAAATTAACGGAGAAGGCGTTTATTCCTCCTCCATCAATTACAGTAGAACCATCGTCCAGGTCTGGTGCAACAAAGGATTTTGAACCTTTATCCACCACGTTAGAGCCAATTCTCTTCTCTATCTTATAACCAAATAGTTCCATATCGCCAATTTTTGTTATTTAAGTTAGTATTTGTGTATATTTATACGACTCAAATAACAAAGTTATTACCAAAAACCAGTATTAGGTATTAATTACCCAATACTGCTACATCGCCACCGGCAATACCACCATCATCCCAAGATACACTAAAAGTAACTGTATATTCTTGAATGGCATCAACAGTTTCCCAAGAGAGGTCAATTGCTCCGACTTCGCTAGGCCAACCATAGATACGTACTGAGTGATCACTATTTTCTCCACCACGATTAAGTGGTTGAACTGTGATTTCTCTGTGAGCGCCCGAAACATCAGTAAAAGATGCGAATTCTGTGAATCCAGTAATCTCCTGCTGCCATCCTAAAAGGGCTTCACGTACAACGTATGCTTCATCATTGATAATCGTTGCCGTCCAATCGGCAAATGTTCTATCACCAGGAACCTTCATCTTACGATTCTGATAAGGAACTTCGACTACTCCTACAGTAGTAGCAGGTAGAGAAGCCGTCTTTATCATCATT